ATGTCCGCCACGCGCAAAGCAGGGGATACCATTCCTCTCGAGGATACCATAGTTGCATGTCGCCATATTCAGGAGCGTCAATATCCGCCGCTGGCTCCATCCTCCCATCCGCCAGGTTGGTGTATGGCCCGTCTGAAAACTCATCGGGCTCCCACGCTTCGCCCTCGTCCTCCCCTTCCTCCGTCCTCTCGGCGGCTGGCTGGACGCGGGTGTTCCAGGCCTGCTTTGCCGTGGCGCTATGATTCCTTTCGGGGCCGTGGTAATTGCAAGACTTGCACCATGCGCTTGCCATCCCATCGGCGTTATAGGTCATGGTGATTTTCCCCCCGCAGAACGGGCACGGCTTCAGCTCTTCGCTCATCATTTGTTTGCCTCCTGTTTGATTGCGCGGTCATCCCGCGCGGCCTCGTACCGCTCATCGCCGTCATCGTCCACCCAGCCGCCCTGGCCGCTGCATCGCTGGCAGATAGTGGTATCTTCCGTGGCCTCGGGTTCCTGCTCTCCGCTGCCCTCGCAGTCCGGGCATGTTTTCCATCTCTGGCTCATTCTCGGTCCTCCCATCGGCCCGCAAATGGGCAGGGCTGCGGGCAGTCCAGGCCATGTAGGCCGTGGCCGCCACGATGTAGGCTATTGGGGCAGGCATCCAGCCGCGCCTGCCAGCTTAGATGTTCCTCGCGGATAGCTGCGAGGCGGTTAACGATTTCGATGGCGGTCATTTTGCCATCCTCCGCTCTTGCGTAGTCATGCCGTCCCCTCCTACTTCTCCAGCTTGGCCTTGAGCGCGTCCCGCTCGGAAATCGCCTCGTTGCGCTGCGTCTGGAAGTCCTTAGCCAAATCCAGAGAGCCTACAGCTTGCTCTCTCCATTCGGCGTTCAGCCCCGTCAGCCTCTTGTTCTCCGCCTCAAGCTCGGCCATCTTCTGCGCCGTGACCGGGCTAACCTCGGGCACTGACGGCTGGGCGCGGGCGTTCCATCTTGAGGTTACCTCGCCTAAACCTGCAATGCCCTCTCCCCCCAAATAGCATAGGCAGGTAGGGCACCCGATGCGATATATCGTCACATCCGGATGGGGGTAATTTTTGGATATGTGCGCCTCGCTCCCGCAGAACGGGCACGGCTTCAGCTCTTCGCTCACGGCTTGACCTCCTTGTAGGGGATGCAGCGGACCTTCTTACCAATGCCATAACATTTGTTAATTTCCCCGGCGCAATTGTCATGCAGCATGGATTGCCGGAATGCAACGTGCGGCTTGGCGTGGGCGCAGGCATCGCAATGGGCTTTAGCGCGGTCGCAGATAAACAGCTCGGGCTTTTCCATCGGTCAGCTCCTTCGTTGTTGCCGCCAGCCCTGGCTGCCGATGGCAGGCCCACGGTGGCGGCGGAAATGCTCGCGGTCGCGCTCGGCCTCGCGCCAGCTGGCCCAGGCTAGGGCGGCGAACCCGGCGAGGATGATGATGCGGATGATGGTCATTTTGCCTCCGGAAGTGCGGGGAAATAAAACCGCAGGCGGTTTGCCTGCCATGCCCAGGCGGCGGCACTGGCGGCCCTGGCTGCGGCACTGGCTGCGTCCCAGGATGCGGCCAAGGCGGCGGCCCTGGCTGCGGCACTGGCTGCGTCCCAGGCTCCGGCCAAGGCGGCGGCCCTGGCAGCCCTGGCAGCCCTGGCAGCCCTGGCAGCGTCACTGGCAGCGTCACTGGCAGCGTCACTGGCAGCGTCACTGGCGGCACTGGCGGCAGCCCAGGCTTCACTGGCGGCAGCCCTGGCGGCCCCCAGCTCTGCATCGGTGGCGCGGCTGTTTGCATAGCGGCGGGCCACGGCCACGGCGGCGATGCTGCGCGGGTCGGGCTGGGGCGCCAGAGACAGCGCGCGCTCCGCGCAGTCACAGGCGAAATGCCGGAGCTTGCCCTCGTCCGACTGGACGCCACGGTGCTCGAGCAGCCAGATCATCCAGTCGGGACGGCCTAGCCTGTCCCAGGCCTCCTGGTCGGACGTCACGCCCTCGGCCCCGGCCCAGGCTAGGCCGTCTGGGCATGCACCATGCAGGGCCTTGCGATATGCGGTGGGGGTCATGGCTGTGCTGTCCATGTCGTCCTCCTGCTCTCGGGGATGCGGCCCCGGGCCGTCCTGCTCTGCCCCCTGCGCCGGCATAGGATTGCTTTTGCTGGCTGGCCTCCATCCTGTCATTCCTGTCATTCCTGTCATTCCTGTCATTTCTAAAAATTGGGGAAATAGTGGCGCAGTCGGTCCGCCTGCCATGCCCAGGCGGCGGCCCAGGCGGCGGCACTGGCGGCGGCCCAGGCGGCCCTGGCGGCGTCCCCGGCACTGTGCTCTCCGCACCCCTAGGATTGCGGCCCCATTGAAGCCGTTACGCCGGGATCAGCGTAGCAAAGACTGATCACGTCGTCGTCGGGGGCGGGGTCGGTCCCGTAGAGGGCCCGGAAGGCCTCCAGGGCGTCCTCTGCCTCGATGTCGTCGTCGTCCGCCCGCGAGACTAGCCACTCGATGGCCTCGGTCATGGTCATGGTCATGTCGTCCTCCTCTCGGGGATGCGGCCCCGGTCCGTCCTGCTCTGCTGATCCATGACTAGAGTATATATCCCATCGATGGGATATGCAAGGGAAATCTTTGGTTATTTTTCCTTTGTTTTTGCGTCTTTTCTTGGACGCCCGCCGAGAAGGCCGTTTTTTCGGGCCGCTGCCGCCTTTTTGGCGGACCGGATAGAGCCAAGCGCAACTGCGGCGGGATTTTTCTTTTTTACATTTGCCATTGACGCCCCCACAAAAATATGTTAGCCGATTGATACGTCTGTGTCCTCATAGTCCCCCACTTCGAGCGCCGCAAAATCTTTGTCGCAAATGCGATTGAAGTGGTTTATCAGCACCGCCTCTGCTCTGCATGATGGCGCTCCCCCCGTCTCGCTATACATCCAATCCGCCACCAGATTAGCCAGGAGCTGGGCCTCCTCGGGAGCCCACAACATCTTTGATCGCGGCCCCGGCAGATTACGGTTCCAGCACATTATATTTTTCTCCCGCAGAGAATGATGTCGAATGTCTCAAGGTCTACGCGATCCCGATGACGGCGACAGAGCTCAAGGGTGATGACGTAGGTAATGGCGGAGCCCAGGCCCGCGCCGCAGATGAAGGCTAACATTGGACCTCCTTCACTTCGCGCGCCCCGGTATGGCACGGGCAGTTTTTGAGCATCCGCATCTTGAGCCGGTAGACAGGTGTGCGCATACCCTTGACGTCCTCAATGACCCGGCTGCCATCTGGCATGGTGAGCAAAAAATCGCCGCGATATTTAACGCCGCAAGGCAACTTGACCTCGGGTTGCAATTCGAGCGCAACTATTTCTTTGGCCGCCAACAGCCACTTTAGCTCGGCATATCGCTCGGCCTCGGCCTTGCTGTCGAAGCGGTGGCCGTCTACTATGGTTTTGATCGCGCCATACTTAGAGCGGCCTAGCATGATGCACCCCCGAACAGCTCGCATTGACTACTCTCTGCCTCGCGCCATCTGCGTGGCACATCGCGGAGCATCTTGCCGGCCGCCGATGCCGAACACACCAGCACGGGCGGCTTGCCCTTGCCGAGCGGAACCAGCACCAGGCGGCCATCGAGGACGCGCAACTCACCGTGCGCGTGGTCGAGGTCCGAGAGCAGCGCAGGGGGCTTGGCGTCTAGCGCGGCCGCGCGGAGCAGGGCCTCGGCCAGTTCTCGGGCCTTGGCGGCCTTCGCCTCGCCCAAATCCTCGGCGTAGTAGTAGCGGAACCAGTTGGTGCCCTTGCCGTCCCGCTTGCCTCGGATGATGTGCCCGGCCTTGCGCAGCTCACTCAATCGGTTGCTCGGCACGCCCACGCCGCCCAACTCCAACTCGCGGAGCGTGACACCGCCGTGTCCGGCGGAGCGCAAGAGTTGGAGGCAGAGGGTGCGCTGGTAATTGGTGTCAATGGCTTGCATGGTTGGCCTCCACCATGGCCTGCCGAGCTATGAGCTGGTCCGGCAGGTGCTTGTTGACCACCGCCATCCCGCAGAGCAGGAGGGCGAACAGAACCAGCGCCACGGCGAAGAAGATGACGCGCTCGCGGCGCTCTCGGTCATTGCGCGCCCTGGCTACGCGATGCTCTTTCCAGGTGCGGGGTGTCATTTGCGCGCCTCAGAAGGGGAGGTCATCGGCGCTCGTGCTGGGCGCCTCCGGCGGTTCGCCGGGGCCGGGATCACTGCTTCCACTTCCGCTTCCGCCGCCTTCACCTTCGCTGCGGCGGCTGGAGAGGAATTGCACCCGCTCAGCCACCACCTCGAGGATGGAGCGCTTCTCGTGGGCATCGGTCTCCCAGCTGCGGCTCTGCAGGCGGCCTTCAATCAGGACCGGGGAACCCTTCTTCAGGTATTCGCCGCAGGCCTCAGCCTGCTTGCCCCAGACCACCACGCCGACAAAGGTGACTTCTTCTTTGGCCTCGCCGCTGGCGTCCTTCCACTTGCGGTTGGTGGCCATGCGCAGGTTGCAGACGGCGGTGCCGCTGGGGATGAACTTGAGCTCGGGGTCTTTGGTCAGATTTCCGACCAGGATGACGCGGTTCATGCTGGCACTCATGCTGCACTTCCTTTCTGGTTGGGGTTATCTTCAAAGGGAATATCGCCGGGCTGGAGCGGGCCAGCCTCGGCCATGCTCGGCGCGGGCTCACCACCCAAGCCCTCGGCTTCCGTCTTGAGCTTGGCGCGCTTATTGGCGTAATCGTTGCGGAGCCCAGCCAACTCTGCGCCGGATAGCTTGGCCTCTGCGTCCTTCACTTGCTTGCCGACCTCGGCCAGAATTGTTAAATTGCTAGCCGCGCTAATGCTGGCCTGCAAAAGCGCGGTGCGCGCCGGGTCTGCTGCCGTGGGCAAAGCTATGTCCTCATCATCGGGAGGCAGGCCGCTGCCGACCTTGCGCTCAGGAGCCGGTCCGGTGTTGAGCCACACCAATAATTTCCGGCCCACGTCCTCGGAGAGCTGGAAGCTCTTGTTGTCGAGCAGACTGGTGCGGTCCTTGCTGGCGCGGGCCATGTGCGCGTCATCCACATCGAGGAAGGTTGTGAACTCATATTCCATGCCCTGCCGCTGGACCGGAGCCAGAGCCACCTTGCGCGGGACCGTCTTTCCGGTGCGCTCGTCCTTTTCCAAAACGTACTCCTGCTTGGCGCGCAGGGTGGCGATGATGTGGCACGGCGACTGCAACATGGCGTCCACCAAGGAGCGGTGCTTCGGCGTGATATCCTTCCAGGCCGTGAAACTGTTGCCGCCCTTGGCCTTGTTGTCCACCTGGTCCAGCGCTCCGCCCTCGCCTTCCCAGGCATGGCTCAAGCTGTCGATGATGATGATCTCGGCCCCAGCCGCTTCTGCCGCATGGATGTAATCGGTGTAGACGATGGGGTCAAAATTGCGCTCAATGCAGGCGGTCTGGAACTTGCCTAGATGGGCATAAAGCTCTGCGCTGTGGCGCTCGGTGTCGATCACGAAAATGCGCTCGGCTGGCGCAATGCCCAGGGCCAAGCGGAGCGCGCCAAAGGTCTTGCCGCTGCCGCTGGCTCCCATGATGCCAAGCCGCAGTTTGGCGCGCTTGCGGGTTGCTGTGCTAAACTGGATTGCCATGGTGGTCTCCTGTGGGTTGGGCGGCCTATGGTCGCCGACTGTATCAGCGGCCTGTGCCGCCAATTTTTGTTGCCAGGGTAAACTTGACCCCCGGCGTGTCCTTGGTGATGGTGCCGTCCAGGATGTGCTTCTTGATCTTGACCTCATCCACCACATGGTAGGTGAGGGGCAGGAGCGCGATGTCGCATTCGAGCGATTCCACCACCGTACGCTCGCGGATGCCAGCAGCGGGCGATGTCAGGACCGGGGACGGCAGAGCCTTGCTGCTTGCGGGCTGGGTCAAGGCATCCTCAAGCTGCTCCCGCTTGTAGGCCACCATCTGCGGCGAGATGGCATTGATGGCGCTCTCACAGGCCGCAATGATGGGCTTGCCTACGCCCCGGATGCGGTCGGCCTCGGCGTCGAAAGGCTTTGCCTTTTCCATGCAAATTTTTTTGACCAGGGTTTTGCTTTTTTGCAGATTATTGACGCTCTCTGCGACTTTGTTGTAGCCCTCGATGCTGTCGATTTTTAAACTCGCCACGCCCCGGATGATGGCCTGTATCTGCTCGATGGTGGTGGCGGGCAGAATAACAAGCGGCCTGGCGAGGTTAGGCGAGGGTGTCAGGATGATATCTGCTGTGTCGCTCATTTGTCGGTCTCCTTGAGGGGGGGGAGCACGGCAGCCCAAGCCTTGTCGATGGGCTGCTGGCCAGCAGGCGCGTAGATGCCGCAAGCCACGGCGCGCAGCTTCTGCGCGGCCACCATGAGCGCGTTGCTGGCCGCGCCGACGGCCACCTGCTCAGCGGCAGAGAGTTGTGCCCAATGCAGGCGCGCCCCGCTCTGCATATTGTCGTGCTGCTCAGTCAGGGTCTCGGCGATGTCGCCGAACTCGCCGCGGAACTCTTTGGTCATTGTCATGCCTCCAATGTTATGCCCGCCCAGGGCTGCACGATGGAGCCACTTCCGGGCGGGCGCCGCGGTTAATGGCCAGACTATATCATTGCTAGCGTAACTTGTCAAAACAAATCAACGCTGGGATATATTTTTCCCCGCCCCCCTTGACACGCTCCCCCTACTGCCCTATATAGTGGCGGCATGACAAACAAAACTCACAAATTGGTCCCGCTACCCGGCATCCTGCCGCGCCTCACGCTGCCAGGGGAAAAACGGTCCATATCGCAGGCGGCCGTGAATGCCTGCTACCTGCCCGCGCTAAAAATCAAACCTGTCAACATATACGGGCTGCCAAAATCGCGCACCGAGCACGCCTACATCACCGCAGCGCAGGCGGATGACATTGTGCGCTTGTTCCGAATTCTCAACTGGCGCAGTTTCCGCGCCGCTGGGTTAGATTGGCTTTGATTGCATTTTAGCGCCTGGGGTGATATACCAGCCCGAGCGACGCACTTTTGGAGGCCAGATGATAGACGAGCATGAGCAAGAGCGGCAAATCCGGTTCCGGGCATGGGCGCAGGTCCCGGTGGAACTTTTGGCATCTCGGCTCTCGATGGAGGCCAAGGCCCTATACGCCATCATGCGGAGCTTTGGCCCCGAGAGCCGCGCCAGCATCAAGGGCCTGGCCGCCCGCATGTATGCCGACCGTCCCACCATTACGCGCAGGCAATGCCTGAACGTCAAGCAAGCCCAGCATGAGCTTGTGGATGGCGGATGGATCGAGCTTGAGGCCGAGGGCACCGGCAAGGGCAAAGGCCAGAAAGGTGTGCCTAGAATATGGCGTATTCTTGATATGCCCCCCAATTTTAAGGGGGCTCGTTTTTGTGCTACCACAAATTTGAGGGGGCTCAAAAACGGACCCCCTAAGCAGATAAGTAAAAGCTCTTCTAAGCATCTAAAAAAAGAAAAGAAAAGTGTGTGTATGACGCATAGCTTAGTTAAGCCGACCGCTGAGAAATCAACGCCCAAAACCACACACACCTCTTTGGCTTCGCCAAGCCCCAAAGACCAAGCAAAAACGCCCACTCTGATTCATCCGCTTCAAGCGCGTCTTGAAGCCATAGCCCAATCAAGCCCGGGCGCCGGAACTCCCCACGCCGCAGAACTGCCCACGCAGAGCGAGAGCTATGACCATCTCGCCCAGGCCTATGCGCTCTTTTGCAATGATTCGTTTTGGCGAGCCCGCAATCTACCCTGGCGCGGCTTCGTCAAGCAGCTTTCGCAATTCTTGGCGCTCGCCAAGAAACCACCGGCATCCCAAAAGCCCACCAAGCCAGACCCCAAGACCTGCACACATCCCAAGCGCCTGCATCGCCTACCCGTACGACACCTAGATCCCATTCGCGGCTGGACTGACACCACGCGTTGCGCCTGCGGCCACATCGTCCATGTGGACTACGAGTACCCAACCCCACCCGAGGAGCTGCGCCCATGAACAGCACCCTGGATTACGCCGCGGACCTAGCAGCCAAAGCCCGGGCCGCCTGCAGTTGTCCACCCGAGGCCCTGGGCTACAACGACATGCATCAAGTGTGCTGTACTGCCTGCGGGAATGTCATCGAGCTATGGAATCCACAAGCGTGCAGTCTAGCCGAGGTCACCGCGCAGCTCATCAAGAACTCCATGAGGGCTAATCATGCGAGTGCATAAGCGCGGCGGGAATCACGGAGGCTTTAGAACTACGGCAAAGGTTCACGCTCACATCGCCGAGCTGATGGAGATGGAAAACACCGGTCGCACGAATTACAAGCCCGCGCTTATGGCTATCTATTTGCTTGAGCTATTGACCGGGCATAGCGAAATTGCTATAAACTCTTGCCCATCCAAAAACGGCGACACCTGTTTTATGATTTGCTCGCTAGGTGGACCCGTGAAACACCTCACCCCCGCTGAGTGGGAGCAGACCAAATGCCCGCCAAAGGAACCCTAAAGTTTCGGGTCACCCCAGCGGTCTTAGAGCGGTCGGATCGCTGCCCATTTACGAATGCTGCTCCGGCGGAACCCGCAAACATCTCACGCAAGCGGAATGGGAGCAACTTCCCACGCTGGGAAGAGCACACGGGCTTGAAAGCCGAAGCAATTAGAGGCTGAGGAGACTGCCATGCCTGCCAAGGGAACCGTTCGATTCGTCCTCACCCCAACTATGCTGGAAAAGGCAGGGGTTGCAGCATCGCGTGGGCTGGACCATGATGACATAGCGCGGGTGCTGGGTATCAGCGTCACCACGCTCTATGAGCACAAGGCAAAGAATGAGGAGTTCGCGGAGGCCATACGGAGGGGCAAGGCGAAGGGGCACCTGGCCATTGCGGATGCTGTATACAACAAAGCCAAGGCCGGGAATATGGATGCTGCGCGGCTGATTTTGAGCAGGCGCTATGGCTGGCAAGAACATCAAAAGATTGAAGTCGAGGGAATGCAGCAGGGCGCCATCGGCGGCGAGGTGATGATTGACGCGCGCACGCTGAATCTCCACGCCGGGAATGGCAATGGCTCTAAAGGCGGCACCGATGCAGCAGATGAGCAGCACAGCGATGATGACCTCCGAGCAGAGATACTCAGCAGCTTGGACCGCATTGCTGCCGCGAGCCGAGCGCCAAGCGTGGTTATCGACCAGAAGTCACGCTCAACTTGAACTGCTGAAACACGATTGGAGATTTTGGGCGCGAGCTGACCAGCGGACACCCATGGGCGAGTGGTCGCAATGGGTGGCGCTGGCGGGCCGAGGTTGGGGCAAGAGCCGGGTGGGCAAGGAGTGGGTGCGCGAGGAAGTGAACGCCGGAGCCCGGCGTTTTGCTTTGGTGGGAGCTACCAATTCGGACGTCAGGAACGTGATGATCGAGGGCAGCGCCGAAAGCCCTGGCTTGCTCGATGTGTTCCCGGACCACCAGCGCCCGGTCTACATCCCGAGCAAGCGCCTGATAAAGTTCCACACTGGTGCGGTGGGCTATACCTACTCGGCAGAGACGCCCGCCCGACTTCGCGGTCCGCAGCATGACCGCGCGTGGTGCGACGAGCTGGCGGCGTGGGAGGAGGCTGGACCAGGGCGCATGCGGCACACTTGGGACATGCTCAAGTTTGGCTTGCGGTTGGGCGCGCATCCACGAGCTTGCGTCACCACCACGCCCAAGCCGCTGAAGCTGCTTAAGGAATTGCTGGCAGACCCCGGCACGGCCATCACGCGGGGCCGCACGTTGGACAACGCGGCCAACTTAGCGCCGAGTTTCTTGGCCGAGATTGTGCGGCTCTATCAAGGCACGCGGTTGGGCCGCCAGGAGCTGGACGCCGAGGTGCTGGCTGACATCGAGGGTGCGCTCTGGATGCTAGAGACCATCGAGGCGCACCGGGTGCGCACGGCACCGAATGACATGGCGCGCATCTACGTTGGCGTAGACCCATCGGTTGCTGGCCAGGACTTCACCGAGGACCGCAGCAAGAAACGCGATGACTGCGGCATCGTGGTCTGTGGACGGCGCGGGCCGAAGCGGTCTTTCGCCGAGCGGTATGTGTTGGGCGATTACAGCATGAACGCCGCTCCCGACAAATGGGCGCTGGAAGTGGTCCGCGTGTTTTGGTTGCATCAGGCGGATGCCGTGATAGCCGAGGGCAACAACGGCGGAGAGTTGGTGCGCATGGCCATCAACCATGTTGACCCACGCGTTAAGGTCAAGATGGTGACGGCGACACGTAACAAGGCGACCCGCGCAGAGCCGGTGGCCATGGCCTACCAGCGCGGCGAGGTGCATCACGTCAAGGAAGCGAAGCTGCAAAAGCTCGAAGAAGAAATGACAACATGGGTGCCGGATGGAAAGAGCGGCTCACCCAATCGGGTGGACGCCTTGGTGTGGGCTATCATCGAGGACATGGAAGGTGTCGCCAGCTACGGCACCATGGCATAAGGGGGCAGCATGGCACAGACAAAAGGTTCGACGCGGCTACTGAATCCCATGGGCGTCATCGGCGGCATGGGCGCAGCGGCCAAGGCATTTGCCCAGGGCCAGGGCGTGCAGGGCGCGGGCAAGGTATTCTGGACATTTACCACGGACTATTACGTCCCTAACAAGCAGCAGTTCCAGGCGGACGGTGGCCGCTACGGTGCGCGCTATGATGCCATCACCGAGATTGAGCGCGCCCAGGAGTTCAGCATCGCCGTCAACGCCATCGCCCGCGAGATTGGCGGCGCCAAGCGCATGCTGGAGATGGAGACGCAAGGGCAGGACCCAGTGCCGCTCACCGACCGCAATCATCCGCTGGTCAAGCTCATGGAGCAGCCCAACCCGCTCCACACCTGGCAGAGCTTCATCGAGACATCCGTGATGCTGCTCTTGCCAACTGGCAACTGCTATTGGCTCATGGACCCTCTGAGCGTGGCGGGCACGCCCATGGCGATATGGATACTCAGGCCGGACCGCACGCGCCCGGTGCGCCTCGCCGACCCCTTGCGCCCTGTGCAGGGGTATGAGCATTTCGCCGAGGATGGCACGCGCCACATGTTCCCGAGCGACCGTGTCATCCACATCAAGCTGCCCAACCCGCTCACCGATTATCAGGGCCTGGGCTTGGTGCAGACCTTGGGCCTGACGTTGGAGATGGACGTCAGCTCCATGCAGAGCAACATCAACCTGTTCCGCCAGGGCGGCAGGTTGTCCACGGTTATTGAGGGCTATGACGATGGCGACCCGCTGGCCGAGAAAGAGTTTGTCAACAAAATCAAGGCCTCGCACATGGGCAGCGAGAACGCGCACAAGGTGCTCATTCTCCACGGCACCGCCAAGCTGAATACGCAGGCATCCGCAGCCACCAAGGAAGTGGATTACAAGACCACGCGCGAGGACTTGAGCCGCGCCACCGGCGGCATGATGGGCGTGCCGCCGCTGATGATGGGCCAGCTCGACCAGATAAACCGCAGCACGGCCACCGTGCAGCAGCAGCAGTTCAACAAGAATGCTGTCTGGCCGCACATGAACCGCTTCGAGCCCGCGCTCAACATCATCGCCCGCAAGTTCGGCCCCTATGCTTTCCGTTTCCCACGCGTGGATGCCCTGGACACCGACACCGCATACAACTACATCTTCCACGGCTCGCAATCTGGTGCGCTGTCGCCCAACGATACCCGCGAGAAATTCTTGGGGCTGGCGCGCAGCAAAGACCCTGACATGGATAAGTGTTACATCCTCAACACCTACATCCCTCTCGATACCTCGGGCAAGCAGCCGGTTCCAGCATCTTCGCTGCCAGCCGCGATGCCGGGGGCCGCGCCTGCTGATGCCGTGGCCAAGCCGGCCGTCACGCCGCATGTGCCAGCAACGCCAACAGCGCCACCACACAAGGGACCGCTGACATCGCTTTCATCCCTGGGATCAAAGGCGCTTACCGACAAGGATGGCCGCCCTTTTCCTAAAGGCACCCAGGAGCAACGCCGCGTCCTCGCTGCCGTCCTTGCTGCGCGGCCCAAGATAGACAAGGCGCTTGCCGCTCCCATCGAGCGCCATTTCCGGGCCATCGCCGACAAGGCCGTGGCCGAGCTTGAGAAACGCGGCAAGGGCAAGGCCGTGCAGAAGGCCAGCATCCCCGGCCTGCTCGATGGCATCCGCAAGGCCTATGACCCCACCGGCACATCCTCGGGCTTGCAGCAGAACGCCGGGAGCGTCTACGCCGCGCAGGTGGTCTCGGCTACGCAAGATGCCGCCATTATCTTCGGCATCAGCATGGACGGCTTTGCTGAAAGCAACACAGACTTTGCCAACGTGCAGCAATACCTGGCCCAGCGCATCACCGGAGTGGACCAGGAGGTCAAGAATCAGATAGCCAGCCTCATGCAGCAAGGCGCTGAGATGGGGCTGTCGCCCTGGCAGATTGCCAACGGCACCACGCCCGCGTGGAGCGAGGCCAACGATGGCGCGAGCTTTGACGGCATTCGCACCATGGCAGACGACATTGCCCAAGAGCGCGCCATGCTGATTGCCCGCACCGAGACCGCGCACCTTCAGGACGCCGTGAACCTGGAGGCCTACAAGCGCATGGGCGTCACCGCTTGCGATGTCCTAGGCTGCGAGGATTTCAAGGTGATGACCGAATGGGGGCAGAGCTACGGCTGCAATAGCCAGAACGTGCCCATCTCAGCGCAGCCCATCCAGTTCCATCCCAACCATGCCGGTGCTGTGGTGCCGCGTCCGGTCAGCTAGGGGGTGCCCATGGTCCAGACCGTCAAGTCACAGTCGGAACTGTGCTGCAAATGCGAGCAGCCGGTCCGCGCCGCAGGGCAACGCTACTGCCTCTATCACCACGCCATGCACGAATATATCTATCGCGCAAAGGCGCAGATACAGGCTGAGGCTGCGAGCAAGCAGCTGGCGCTCAAGTTCCGGCGGAAGCCCTGACGCGTGGAAGCCCTGACGCGTGGAACAGCTTTTTGACAAGAGCCGGGTGGATGTGGTTATATCATCTCGGCGAGTGAAAAAACCAGAGCAGGTGCGCAATGAGGGTGGCTCGGACGATTTCACCAGAGCCACCCTCTATCAGAGCAAGGCGGGCCATGAGCAAAGACACGCGATTCATCGGAGCCCATGTTAAGGCAGTCTCGGCACCCGGCGAGGCTGCGCCTGATGCTCCCTATGGCTGGGTTGAGGGCATTGCCAATGCCTTCGAGGTGGACCGCTACGGAGACCTGGTGCTGCCGAGCGCCCTGGCCGGAGCCATCGAAAAGTTCATGCTCAACCCTGTGCTGAGCTTCGGGCATGGAATCGATGGCAACCCCACCAACGGCACGTTGCCAGCCGGAACGGTCTTGAGCATCAAGCAGGACCTCAAAGGCAATACAACTTTTCGGGCTCGCTTCGCGAACACTGCAGACGCGCAGAAGGTGCGCCAGCTTTACGCCGATGGCGACATGCGGGCCTTCAGCATCCACTTCTTGCCCTACGGGTCAAGCCTGGAAGTGCGGCCTCCCACGCCAGAAGAGTTGCAGCAGTTCCCTGGCACCGAGCGGGTCATCAGCAAGATGGAATTGATCGAGATTGCCTGCGCCGTGGTCCCGGTCAACGCCGGGAGCCTGGCCAGCGGTGCCAAGAGCCTCAACCACGGCAAGGGCAAGATGTCGCCCATGCCTACACTCAAGCAAGGAGCAAAAGCCATGGCTAAGACCATCCTGACCAGCGAAAGCCGCAAGGCCATCGCCAACGCGGCGGGTGCCTATGAGAAGCATGTGAAATCCATGGAGGGCCTCAAGGACCAGCTTGAGGAGCTCTCCGAGAGCCCCGAGGGTGCCGAGGACGATCATCCGGGCATGGCCTCCAAGTGCTCCAAGGCTTTCCAGGCCGCGACTGAAAGCCACGGTCAGCTTGGCGAGGCCATCAAGGCCATGCACGTCAGCATCAACGGCGGCAACGAGCCTGCTTCGGATGGCGATGAAGACCCTGATGCCGAGCCTGGTGATGACGCTGATGCCGGTGCTGCCGGTGGCGAGGCCGTCACCGATGGCGGCACTCCCCCGCTCCCTGAAGACCCTGAAGCCAAGGCCCTCGTCTCTGCGTTCCGCGCGGGGCTGGCGAAGAAGTAAGCGAGCCGCTACGGCTCATCACCGAGGCGCTCGCCTCCAACTCAAGAGGGCACCATGAAGCTGACGGACATCGCAAGCCTGCTTGCCGCTGAAGTGCAGCGTGGCTTGCAGAACAGCAAGGCTGAGACCGCGAAGGAAATGAAGGCCATGACCAAGGGTCTGGTGGCTGATGCCCTGGGCACCGGCACGCCGGGCTACAAGGCCTTGGCGGAACTGATCGAGAAGGAAGTGTCGATGCGCATCCCCACCGCTGCGCTGTTCTCGCCCGACAAGGGCAAGGGCTACGACCCCGAGAAGGGCTTCAGGGGCATGAGCAAGGATTTTGCTGACAGCCTGGCAAAGAAGACGCTCTTTGCCATCAGCACCGACAGCATCCGCGCCCGCATGTTCGCTGGCGAGACCGCGAAGGCCATGAGCGTTGGCACCGGCTCCTCGGGCGGCTACCTGCTGCCCGAGGAGTTCGTGGCCGAGGTTGCCCGCAAGCTGGTTCACACCAGCGTCTTCCTTGGCTCTTGCCGGGTGTGGAACGGTGTGGACATGATCGGCAAGATGCCTCGGGAAACCGGCACGGTGAACGTGACCATCGGTCCCGAGCTGACCACGCCCACGCAGACCCAGCCGACCCTGGGCCAGCTGACCTGGGCGTTGCAGAAGCGCATCGCGCTCACCAACCTGCCCCAAGAGTTGTGGAAGTTCAGCGGCGTGGATGTGCTAAACCTGCTGGCGACGATGTTCGCCGAGCAGTTCCAGAAGACCGAGGACTACTACTACCTCCTCGGCTCGGGCAGCAACCAGCCCATGGGCCTGCTGACGCAGACAACGGGCATGACCAGCCTGCCCATTGCGGGAGCGGCCACCGTCTGGCAGGACTTGTTCGCACTGAAGCACAGCGTCAAGAGCCAGTATCGCGTTGAGAAGGCCAATTGCGTCTACATGGCCAACAACGCCACCATTGAGCTCTTGGCCACGCTCACCGATGACCAGAACCGCCCGGTGTTCCTTGATCGCGGCGCGGACGGCATCGGCTCCGCCAACATCCCCCCGCAGACCGTGGGCTTCATCGCTGGACACGCGGTGCTGGAGAACCCCTACGTTCCCGGCCCGCAGTGCGAGACCCTGAACGGCACCATCATCACCAGCACGGCGACCACCAGCCAGGTCGTCTTCGGCAACCTGGAGCGCGGCTACTACGCCTTCAAGGGTCCGCAGATGGAAGTCAAGACCAGCGACCAGGCGTATGACGCCTTCTTGAACGATGGCCTCTACACTCGCGCCATCGACTTCCTGGACGGCAAGCCTGCGATTCCCGAGGCCATCGCCATCCTGACGGGCGTGCGGTAAGCCAAAGCTGAATCACCCGGACCCTGCCAGGCGGCGGGGCCGGGTGGTCCAACCCTTCCAAACTCCGAGGTCATCATGGGCAGCGCAACTGGGGTTGTGGGCTACGGCTCACTCCCCGAACAGATCCAGTTCGTGGGCGCATCGAGCGTGGCGGGCACCAAGCCCACCACCCTGGGCGTCCCCACCCTTTCCCCTGCTGTGCAGTCCGCAAGCTTCAACACCGGCGGCATCCAGCGCAAGGGTGCCAACGTGGCCATTGCCAACATCCAGGCCGGTGCCATCGTGGCCAGCGGCTTGTTCGCGGTCAAGGTGCAGCACAGCAACGACGATGGCGTGACCGATCCCTACACCGACCTGGCCGCTTCCGCCCAGGGCAACATCAACTGGACCGACATCGCGGGCACCGCTCATGCGGCCTCGGTGACGGCCTCGGTCGGCGGTGCGGCCGCCAACACCGATACCCAGCTGGTGACGGACCTGCGCGGTGCCAAGCTGTGGGTGCGCTACGTCTACACCCTGTCGAGCGGCACCAGCGTTCTGCTGGGTGCCAGCACCCTGCTGGGCGCTTATGACACCCTGCCGGCCAGCGGCAACTAAGACAACCCTGGGGATGCGGCCCTAGCTTTCAGGCGAGGACCGCATCCCCATTTTCCTTGGGAGAACGTCAATGCGCACCGAAGCCAGCGAGAAAGAAGAAGCCGAGTTCAACGCCCCTGGCAAGCCGATCAGGCTCAAGGCACCGGCAGGCGGCCCGGACATCAAGGTCATCGTCGATGGCGCCAAGCGGCTGATTCCTGCAGGCACGGTGTTCGTGCTTGGCCAGCCCAAGCGCGCCAGGCAGCTCATTGAGCTGGGGCTGGCCCATGAGACCACCGAGCCAACCGCTGAGGAAAAGGCCAAGTCCGCTGCCGAGGATGAGGTGGCGACTGACCTAGTGATGGCCGAGATGCGCGCCAGGGCCGGGAAGATCGTGGCCGAGCGCAAGGAGAAGCGCGCCAAGTTCGAGGCCGTCATTCGCAAAATGAACGCTGAGACCCTGGATGCCGAGCTTGAGAAGCGCGGCCTGAAGAATGTGCTGCCCAACACCGAGGCCAAGGTGTCGACCATTGTGGCTGATGAGCTGGCCAAGGTGTCGGAGTAAGGCGTGACGACCGCCTATTGCACAACTGCTGATGTGGCTATGGCGGCGGGCAAGTATCAAACCTTGTCCGCCGCTGAGACCACGGCAGCATCGGCGTCTATCATCCAAGCGCAGGCCATCATTGAGAAGGCCACCGGCACCTTTTTTTACCAGGCACACTTGCAGGTGACGACCGAGCCGGTGAACCGTGTGCAGACCCGCCTTTTCTTGCCCGCACCCTGCTTGAGCATCGACAACAACACCATCACCGAGAACGGCTCTGTGCTGACCTTGGGCACGGACTTCTTGCTCTACCAGCCGAGCCCTGGCGGTATTCCCACCGGTCCCGGCTACCTCGAGAAGATGGCGGACAGCGTGGCCGATTGGGTTGGCCCTGCCGCCATTGCTCCATGGGTGAAGCTCCAGCAAAGCGTGGTGGTGAGCGGCGTATTTGGCTATGCCTCGGTGCCTGCCGACATCAACAAGCTCTGCGCTTGGAAGGCCGCTGAACTCCTGGGCTGGCTGACCATCGACTACTCGGACGGTGGCGGCATCAGCCATCAGGTGGGCAAAAACGGCATGCCTGATTGGGCGCTGCGCATCCTGCGCGGGCGCACGGTGAACTTCTTGGACGAACAGTATTTCGGCATCAAGGTGCTCTCTTGAGCGCCGCCGCCAATCTCATGGCGGAGTTGGTGGACCTGCTCTCTACCGCCGCGCCAACCCTGGCGATTCCCATCGACCCTGCCCGCGTGTTCCAGATGCAGCCGGACGCCAACGGGCAGACGCCTTACCTGGTGGTGGTGCTCCCCAATCCGTTCTTGGTGAGCGAGTGGTCGGGGTCAGGCCAGCTTGTGGATACCCACTTCTTCGCCGAGGTTCAGGTGGTGACGCAACTCCCGCGAGGCGTAGCACACATCCTGGGAGACAACACCCAGCCCGGAGAAATGAACCTGGTTGAATCTATCATCGATGCGCTGGAAAACAACTTTGCGGCTTTCAAGGCTGCCGCGCCATCCCTGGTGGATTACCGGGTCAAGGCCGGTGGCGCGTTGGTAGATGCCGCTACCGGCTGGCTCATCCAATGCCCCATCACCATCGATTTCTGGACCCGCACTACTGCGGGCAACCGCTAACTGGAGGCGCATCAATGCGCATCTTCTTTGAGCCCGAGAATAGCGACCTGGAAGAAATCAACGTCCTGCACCGTGGGCGGCTG